GATGAACGCACCGCCATCTGGACTTCTCTGTATGAGAAGCTGGTAGAGGATATGCGCATCGCCGACGAGCGCGCTCGTATCGGTTCGTCTAAACTTAAACCCCGCATAAGGACATTCGGATGAGTTTTTCTAATTATCTTGAGAACAAGGTTCTCCTTCACGTTTTCGGCGCAACGGCTTACACCGCGCCTGCGACTTTGTACGTCGGCCTGTACACGTCTGATCCCGGCGAAGGTAACACAGGGACGGAAGTCTCTGGCGGTTCTTACGCTCGGCAGACGATTGCGTTTACAGTCACGGCCAACCAAGCGTCCAATACGGCGGCTGTTGAGTTCCCAACTGCAAGTGCATCGTGGGGCACAGTGACGTATGCTGCAATCTTTGACGCATCCACGAGCGGCAATATGCTTGCCTATGGTGCGTTGACCACGAGCAAGACGATTGCGAGCGGTGACGTTCTCCGTATTCCCGCGGGCGACTTCGACATCAATCTGGACTAAGTAGATGGCTGGCTACGGCAGCGGTCTATACGGACGCGGTAATTATGGAATAGACCCTAAAGAGGCGTCTATCACCGTAACAGCCGCGTCTAGTGCTGTCGTAACCGCCAACCGCGTTCAAAGTATTTCCGCCGCGTCTAGCGCGGTATCGCCCACAACTGTTGTGGCCAATCGTGTTCAGAGCGTATCTGCGACATCCACAGCCACATCGACCACCACTGTCACCGCCAACCGGGTTGCGGTTGCGGCGGTAACGACGACGGCTACATCTAGCGTCTCAGTAGCCGCTCAGCGTATTGCTGTGGCAGCGGCTACCGTTAACGCGCAGTCATCCACATCCGTCACCGCTAACCGCGTCCAGAGCGTTTCCGCGACCGTTAACGCAACATCGTCGGTCAGCGTCTCGGCTATTCGTTACGCCGACATCGTGGTGTCGTTGACCGCTACATCATCTACGTCTGTTGCAGCGCAGAGAGTTGCTCTTGCAAGCGTAACGGACACCGCGACATCAAGCGTATCGGTAAACGTCAATCGTGTATTCGATGCGTCTATTGCATCAACCGCCACATCGTCGGTAAGCGTATCGCTTCAAGGTGTGTTCCTCGTACTCGTCACATCGAATGCGACATCATCCACAAGCGTTACTGTAAACCGCCGAATGACGGTCGCTGCTAACTGTAACGCACAGTCTAGCGTTACGATTAACGGCACAAAGAAGTGGGAGCCGGAGCCGATCACGCCAGAAACGTGGACTGCTGCGACTGATACATCTGAGACTTGGACACCCGTCGAAGCGATTGCAGAAACTTGGACACCGCAATCAATAACAAACGAGACATGGACGCCAATTTCTGTTACAGAAGAAATATGGCAGCAAGCTGCGTGAGGACTTAAATGGCTGATACAACCACAACAAACCTTGGATTGACTAAACCTGAAGTTGGCGCATCCGCCGATACTTGGGGGACAAAAATCAATACCGATCTCGATCAGGTCGATGCGCTTTTTGCTGCGGCCGGTACAGGAACATCTGTCGGCTTAAACGTCGGTGCGGGCAAAACGCTAGCCATCGCAGGCAACGTCTCCGCCAATGGCGCAACGCTTAGCCCTACGGAACTTAGCTATCTCGATGGCGTGACATCCGCCATCCAGACGCAGCTTAACGCCAAAGAGCCGACGATCACTACGCTGCCTGTTACCAAGGGCGGCACAGGAACTAACACCGCATTCACCGCTGGCTCGGTTGTCTTTGCCGGTGCGTCTGGCGTGTACTCGCAGGACAATGCTAGCTTTTTTTGGGATAATACTAACGACCGTCTGGGGATCGGCACGACTTCGCCAAGTGCAACGCTAGATGTTAACGGCAATATGGTATTGCCAAACAGCGGTATTATTAACTTTAAGGACGCTGGTGGAGTAAACCGCAACGTACTCCAGTTCATTAGCGGTGAAGTTCGCCTCGGTGGCGCTGGCGCTGGGTTAAGCACACAAACTTTTTATACATCCGCCGCAGAACGGATGCGCATCGACAGCAGCGGCAACGTCGGGATTGGTACGAGTTCGCCAGTGGCACCATTACAGGTAGCCTCAAGTAATACTAATTCATATGGGGCATTTGTTGCATCTGCAATCGGCGTAACAAGGGTTGGAAATGGTGCAAGAGGGGCGTTAGTAGATTTTGGCGTTGGTAGCGGCCTGTTTAGTAATTGGTACTACAACAGTTCATTGGATAAGGCTGCGGCTACTGGTTATTCGCCACGTATTGATTTGTGGGTATCAGACGGTAGTATACGTTTTGTAGGTTCTACATCAGTTGCAGCGGACGCAACTATTGCGTGGTCTGAACGTATGCGTATCGACGCCAGCGGCCTTGTCGGGATTGGGACGAGTTCGCCAGCGGCAAGGCTGGATGTGCAAGTAACCGGTGGGCGTTTTCAAGTTCTGTCCGCTGTTTCGACCACAGGCATACGGTTGCTACCAGTTAATGCGGCTAATAGCGCAACCGTCCCAATAGAGATATCGGGAACTGACATTAGGTTCACCAACCCACTCAACTCTGTTGTCGGCATCTTTGACGCCAGCGGCAACCTTGGGATTGGCACGAGTTCGCCTACAGAAAAGCTGGTTCTAAACAGCGCGGGAAGCGTTCAGGTCGCCACGAAGTACATCAACGGGAATACGACTGGTGTCACTGTTGGTGCGGGGTCTGACGGTTCTGCGTTTGTTTACCAAGCAGCAGCACTGCCGTTTATCGTTTACACTAACGGCACAGAACGCGCCCGCGTTGACAGCAGCGGTAACTTTATGGTGGGGACGACGAGTGCTGGCGCATTTGTTGCAGGGAATGGTTTTTGGGTTGGTTCCGGTGGTCTATATTCTGGAAATAGGCACGTTGCTGGAACCGCTTCTGGTGCAGTATTCCAATACTTCACCTACGACACCTCAGTCATCGGCACTATTAGCCAGAACGGCACAACTGGTGTCCTCTACAACACTTCATCCGACTACCGCCTTAAGGATATCGACGGGCCTATCGCCAATAGCGGTGCCTACATCGATGCGCTGAAGCCAGTGCAGGGTAGCTGGAAGGCGGATGGCAGCCGTTTCATTGGTCTGCTTGCGCATGAGGCTCAAGAGGTTTCCGAAACGCCAATCGCCACTGGCGAAAAGGACGGAGAAGAAATGCAGGCTATGGATTACTCTGCACCTGAACTCATTGCTAACCTCATTGCAGAACTCCAGTCCGTAAGAGCGCGACTGGCACAACTAGAAGGAAACTAAGACATGGCAATCACAAACACTTGGGCCGTCGTGCAGATGGACGCATACCCAGAGTATGAAGGCGAACCAGATGTAGTCTTCACAGTACACTGGACCCTTAATGGTACCGACGGCACATACATCGGCAGCGTATACGGCTCGGTCGGCGTCAACCTCGACGAAGGTGCGACGTTCACACCCTACGCCTCGCTGACAGAAGCACAGGTAATCGGTTGGGTTAAAGATGCACTTGGCGAAGAGCAAGTTGCAGCGTATGAAGCCAACGTGGCCGAGCAGATCGCCAACCAGATCAATCCACCCGTCGTAAGCCCTGCGCTTCCTTGGGGCGCATAATGGAAATCGAACTTAAACTGACCGTCGATGAGATCAACGCCGTCCTTCAGACGTTGGGCAACCTGCCCACGTCGTCGGGCGCGTTTCCTCTTCTCATGAAGATCAAAGAACAGGCGGAGGGCCAACTTCCGCAAGAACAGACTGTAGAATAGGTCTTAGTCGATGGACATGAACTTCGGGTTTGATACGCTTCTAACTTTAATTGCTGGCGTCTTTGGCCTTATTGGCGTGTGGACGCAGTTGAGCAATCGCCTCGCCATTCTTGAAACGAAACTGGATTACGGCGAAGAAAAGTTCAATGCCATCGACAAGAAGTTTGATGAGGTCATGATGCACCTCCGCCGGATTGAAGACAAGTTGGATCATAAGGCAGATCGGTAGTGAAGTGGTTTCTACTACCCCTCGCGGCCTTGGCCCTCATGGGCTGCGAAGATCGCTACCGCTATGATTGCCAAGACCCGGAGAACTGGCAGGAGGAAATCTGCAAGAAGCCCAAGTGCATTGCTATGGGCTATTGCACAGAGTGGTTAATTGATACGGGTGAAGAGAGTGTCGAAGAAGGTTAAATACTGGTCGCCAGAGGAACTGCTGCGGTTCATCGTCGGCGTCGTTCTGTCGTTCACGCTGATGTTCATCGTGGCGACAGTGCTGTATTCGCTGATATTTGTATCGCAGCCGATGGAGGGTCAGTCCCCCAACGACGCGGAGTTTTTTAAGCTGATCAACCCGATAGCGACGTTTATCGTAGGTGCATTGGCAGGGCTTATGGCGGGGCAGGGCAGCGGCTCGATCAAGCCCAAGAAGCCAGATGAAGGAGAATGTGATGAACTTCCTCAATAGTTTTGAAAGCAAGCATGACGGCGTGAACGACACCGTTGAGTTTGTTATCCGCGTGGCCATCGTCACGCTGTCGGCGGTTATCCTTGTTGTCGTGCTGACACTGGCCGTCGGTCTGTTTGTGCCCAACGACGTTGTTGATAGCACGGCCATCCTTGAGATGATTAACCCTGCGTTCCAGACAATCATCGGTGCGTTTGTCGGTCTGCTGGGCGGTCTGAGCCTCAACGCCAATGCGCGTGACAAAGAGCCGGAAGCGCCTGCACCTGAGCCAGAAGCCGCGCCGGAACCAGAAGCAACCAAGCCATACAGCGATCCAAACGGCACCGTCTTTATTGACGAGCCTGAAGAAGACGACGATGATGACGATATGGCCCCTTGGGAAAAGTACCGCAACGACCTACGCTACGACGCCAACGGCGACGGCGTGGTTGACGCAGACGACTTCCCTGATTGGCGGAGGGCCGGGCAATGAGCCTAGTTAATCTTCAACAAAAGATCGGAGTAACAGCAGATGGCGCATTCGGTCCGGGTACTTTTAAGAAAGCTGCGGCTTTTTATAAACTATCACCTAATCGTGCTGCACATTTCTTCGCTCAAACTGCGCATGAAAGCGGCGGCTTCAAAGCGTTCTCGGAGAATTTAAACTATGGCGCAAAAGGACTTCGCAGCATTTTTAGGAAGTATTTCCCTACTGATGCAATGGCTAAAGCGTATGAACGCCAGCCAAAAAAGATTGCTAATCGGGTATATGCAAATCGCATGGGCAACGGTGATGAAGCGTCTGGGGATGGCTGGAAGTACCGTGGACGTGGCGCTCTCCAACTTACTGGCAAAGCAAATTACCAAGCTTTCGCAGACTACATCGGACGACCCGAAGTTGTAAACGACCCTGACCTTGTGGCAGGTGAACTCTGCTTCGAGAGCGCCTTGTGGTTCTTCGACCGCAATAAGCTGTGGTCCATCTGCGACCAAGGCATCAACGACACAGCCATTCTTGCCCTGACAAAGCGGATCAATGGTGGAACGCACGGCCTCGATGACCGTAAACTGAAGACCAAGAAGTACGCAAAATGGCTTTAATCCCTAAGCCAATTTTGCTGTATGCCCTAGGGGGCGCACTTATTATTGGTGCGGCTTCTGGGTATAAAGTCCGAGATTGGCAGTGTGATGCCGCATACGCAAAGGCGCTGGAAAAGGCGCAAAAGCAACGCCAACAAATGCAAGGAAAGATAGATGAGGTTTCTACGCTTTACCAAGCCGAACGAGATAAAGCCGATGTCGTGGTCGCCGGAGAGCGAGAGACGATCCGCGAGATATACAAGACTTTGCCTGCTGTCTCTGCTGACTGCGCTCCTGATCCTCGCATTGTCGGGCTGCTCGAAGGCGGTATCAATCGCGCCAATGCCGCAGCCGCCAGCGAACCTAGCAAGTAATTGTCCGCCTCTCCCAAATCCTCCTTCCGTTCTGACCGATCCAGAGCGTGCTATTTGGGAAGTTGATATAATTGCAAAATATGGTGATTGCGCGTTGCGTCACCGCCGAACTATAGAAGCATGGGAAGAGGCTGTAAAAATCCCAAATAAGTGATATAAGAACTTTAGTCTTTACGCACAGGTAATTAAATGGCGCTTATTCCTATCAGTATCCCGCCGGGTGTCTACCGCAACGGAACCGAACTTGACAGTTCCGGCCGGTGGTATGACGTGAACCTTGTGCGCTGGGTCGAGGGGATGATGCGTCCCGTTGGCGGGTGGCAGGAACGAACCACTACCGCTCTTACCGGCAAAGCCCGTGGCATGATCGCTTGGCGGTCTAACAACAGCACGCGCTATATCAGCGTCGGCACGCATTCCAAACTCTACGCCATCACACAGTCCAGCGTTATCGTGGACATCACGCCGACTGGGTTCACACCCGGCAACGCCAACGCATCTGTCGGCGGTGGCTACGGCGTCGGCCTCTACAGCGCAGGCTACTACGGCACGCCGCGTCCCGACGTTGGCGTTGTAACGCCAGCCACGACATGGACGCTCGACACATGGGGCGAGTATCTTGTCGGCTGTTCAAACTTTGACGGCAAGATTTACGAGTGGCAGTTAGACACAACAACGCCGACAAAGGCCGCTGTCGTAACGAACGCGCCGACATCTAATACAGGGGTGCTTGTCACGAACGAACGCTCGATGTTTGCGCTCGGTGCGTCTGGCAATCCGCGCAAGATTGCATGGTCTGATCTTGAAGACAACACGGTCTGGACGCCTGCATCGACGAACCTTGCTGGTAGCCTAGAGTTACAAACAGGTGGCAAAATTATCACAGCCAAGAAGGTTCGTGGCCAAGTTCTGGTTCTCACGGACATCGACGCGCATATCGTCTCCTACGTCGGTCAGCCATTTGTATATACCTCTGAGTTTGCGGGCCGTGCTTGCGGTCTTGCGGGGCCGAACGCTATTGCTGTTCAGGATAACTTCGCGGTCTGGATGGGTTCGCGTGGCTTCTACATGTATGACGGCTACGTCAAATCTGTGCCGTGCGAAGTGTCAGACTATGTGTTCTCCGACATCAACCAAGCGCAGATCAGCAAGGCCTACGCCGTCAACAACTCGCAGTTCGATGAAGTGTGGTTTTTCTATCCGTCCGCGTCAAGCCAAGAGAATAACCGCTATGTGATCTGGAACTACGCCCAGAACAACTGGTCCATCGGCCAGCTTGGCCGTTCTGCCGGGATTGACCGTGGCGTGTTCGCCAACCCATTGATGGTGTCTGATGACGGCTACATCTACGACCACGAGATCGGCATGAACCACGGATCGGAAAGTGTGTACGCCGAGACAGGGCCCGTGCAGATTGGACAAGGCGACAACATCTTGTATATTAACGAGATGATCCCAGACGAACGCAATCAGGGCGAAGTCACTGCGACCTTCTCCTCTCGCTACTATCCTAATGATGTGAAGCAAACCTTCGGCCCATACAGCTTGACGAACCCAACGTCCGTCCGCTTCAACGGCCGACAAATTCAGATGAAGGTAACGGCCGTCAACAACTCTGATTGGCGGATCGGGACGCAGCGCCTCAACGCAATACCGGGCGGGCGTCGATGAAACTCAAACTACCGCCAGCACCGGCCGACTATAACTTTCAATATGAAGCCCAGCGCAATCGTCTTATTGAGAGTTTTGCGCAGGGCGCTTACGTCAAGGGTGAGGATGTCGGTATCTATGCGCCAGCAAAATTGATATACGAAGGGTTCTACGGCCAGTTTAAGAAAACTACTAGCGTAAGCCCTGCTGCTGCGAATACGGCCTATACGATTACATTTGATACAACGGAAGATAGCAACGGCGTTTCCGTTGGTTCTCCTGCATCTCGGATTGTCGTAACAGAAGACGGCCTATATAATTTTTCGGCCCATTTTACAATTCTGTCCAACAACAGTAGTGCAAAAACAACATGGTTTTGGTTCAGGAAAAACGGAACTAATGTTGCGGCGAGTGCGTTCCTGACAACAAGCGACATCAATGGCGGGCACATGGCTTCAGGCAGGGACCACTTCTTTTCCTTAGTTGCTGGCGATTACATTGAACTGATGTGGGCCGCTGATAGTACGAACCTTGAACTTCATGCCTCTGCCGCAACGGCATTCGCGCCATCTGGGCCATCTTGCCTTTTGTCTGTGATGCAAGTGCAGTAGTAAGGGGCTGTCAATCGGTTTATTTTTGTGTTAATAACGAACGATTAGGCGGTCAGTCCGCTTGGGGATTATAATGGCGACAACTACAACCACTGCACAGGCACTCAATCCTTTCATTCAGGATATTCTGGCGCGTAACTATGGAGCCGCGCAGCAAGTCGCGGCTATCCCTTATCAGGCATATCAAGGGCCGCGTGTTGCAGGCTTCCGCCCCGCTGAAGAGCAGGCGTTCCAGACCGCGATCAACGCTGCAACCCAGCAAGTTGGGATGCCGCAACTTCAGCAAGCCACCCAAGTTGCTGAGCGTGCAGCCGGATATACGCCACAGCAGTTTCAGCAAGATGTCTCTGGCTTCATGTCGCCGTTCCAGACCAACGTCATCGACGCCACGATGGCTCGATTGGCGCAGAACCGCGCCGAGCGTGACGCAGCAACGAAGGCTCAGATGGCCGCGTCGCGTGCATTCGGTAACGAACGCCGTGGTGTTTACGAAGCGCAGCTTGCAGGCCAAGAAGATTTGAATACGGCTCAAACGCTGGCGAACCTGTATAATCAGGGATACACGCAAGCCGCTGGGTTTGCACAGGGTCTGCCGGGTCAGCAGCTTGCGGGTGCGCAAGCCTTGTCTGGCTTTGGCCAACAGGCGCTGGGCAATCAGCAGGCGTATGCAGCGATGCTTCAGGGTACGGGCCAAGCGCAGCGCGGCATGGCTCAGCAGAACCTCGATCTGGCCTATAAGGATTTCCTCGAACAGCGCGGCTTCCCGCAGCAGCAGCTTCAGACTTTGCTCATGGGTTCGCAGGGTCTTCCATCGCCAATGACGCAAACGACAACCCAGCCGGGCCAGTCAACGCTCGGCCAAGTTGGAACGGCTGCGTCCACGATTGGTACTCTCCTCAGTCTATTTGGAAAAGGTGGTTAATTAGATGGCTACCCCGATGGAAATCCTGATGCAGTCAGTCATTCCAAACCGCACCCCTCCGGGTGGCGCGGCGGTGGCTCCTCGCATTATGCCCGCTATGGCTCCGCAAGCTATCGCGCCAATGGCCGCTTCAGCCGAGCCTCAGCTTTCGCCAACGGCAAAGTACATTCAAGATATGCAGGCTCTCATGAGCGGCGGTATCGGCAGGCTATCAACTGGCGAAAAAATAACTGCGCTCGGCCAAGTGCTTCAGGCCGCAGGTAGCCGTGGCGCTGCTGATCCGTCTGCTGTTCTCCAGAATGTTCGCAATCAACAAATGGAAAAGCTGAACGCGCAACTTAAAATTGCACAGTTGCAACAGTCGGCGCAGCAAGAAGCGCAGCAGCGCGCATTCGTTAAGCAGTACGCCTCGGCGTTGCCAGAGGAAAAGCGCGGCGTTCTTGAGAATGCTGATCCGGCAGAGGCATTTAAGATTGTGCAGGAAGAAGCGTTCCGACAGAAGCAAGTGTTTAACCGTGACCGCGACCCCGCAACAGGCAATATCCGACTGACATTTAACGATGGCTCATTTGTCATTACAGACCAGAAGATGCCGCCCAAGACACGCGAGATTGATGCGGGTGACGCTGTAGAAATTTATAACGAAGATACAAACGAACTTATTATGTCAGTACCGAAGCGCATGAACGCATACCAGCGCGAGAGCCTCGGTCTACGCCGTCAAGAAATGGCAAGGGCCGATGCGCGGGCGCGTGAAGGTGGTGGCGGCAGTGGCGGGACCTTCTCGTTGCAACGCACAGAGGATGGCCGTATCATTGGGATCAACACAAAGAACCCTCGTATTCAAATTGACACTGGCCAAAGAGCGCCAGCACCCGCCAATCCTTATGGTTTTGCCGGTGTTTTACCACCTGCAACCGGCAAGCCCGTTTTTGTTACAAAAAAGTAGGATTTTAAATGGCTGAAGTGAAGCCAAAAGGCGCACCAGTATTTCTGGAAATTCCTGCCACTGGGGAGACGATTACGCTCCCCGGTGTAACGTCGCTTAGCAATGATGACGAACTTAAAGCTGCGGCCGATGCTTGGATTGCAAAGAATTATAAAGGCCCCATACTTGCAGCGCCCAATATCGTGCGTGCGCCAGCAGTACCTTTTGATCAAGTACAAGGCGTTGCACCGGCCGAAGAAATTAGAGTTACTGCTAACCGGCAACCGGAACTAACCGCGTATACCCCGACTACAATTACGGGAGGCCTCTACGACAAACTTGCCTCCGGTGTTGCGACTGTAGCTGATCTGCTTCCCGGTTTCGATGAACGCGACGCGGCCCTGTACGGCCAAGATGTAGTCCGAAATCTCAAAACCTTTACCGAAGGTCTACTCGGCGTTGAAGAAACCGAACGTGCTATCGGTGACGTTTTAGTAGGTCGCGGAACAGGTACGGATTATTTAA